TCAACAGTCGGCACATCGTTCTGGTCTGCAAGCAGATACCAAGCCGTTGCTGAATTTGCATCCAGACGCGGGTCGGTAATCACAGTAGCAGCATTGCGGACAGCATTGGGCTTGCGGCTGTTTGATTGTGCAGGGTCGGTCTCAGATGCCATCAGTACGTTCAAAGTATCTTCAAGGGCAACAGGGCCGAGAATATACTTAGGACGAATATCAAGCGTGTCGTTGCTGTCGGGGTCTTTCTGCAAGCGCATTTGCTTACGTGCAGTACCAACAGACGCAACGGTAGGGGTCGCAGCGGTAGATGTGTTGCTGTGGCTTGCGTGGAACAGGGTAATACCATCGCCCATTGCAGCATTAGCAGTCAGAACGCCATACGCATCATTACCAACGGTACGTGCAGCAGCACGACCCATCAGGCCAGCAATACGCATAAAGCCATTCAGATCATCATTGATAATCATTTGGCGAGACAGGGAAATCATCTTACCCTTAGTCTGTGCCTGAATGGTCTCTTTCTCCTCACCGATAGTGCCATATTTGTATTCGCCGTTCTCAGCAATCACATCAAGTGAATTGAATGAACCCATGCGAATGCGACTGTTTACCTTGAAGTCGGCAACTTCGCCAACCAGACACCATTCACGCCATGTCTCAGCAGCCGTTCCGTAGGCTGTCTGTAGCTTCTTGCCGATACTGTTTTCCAACAGATAAGGGAAGTCGCTGGATGAATGAGTGAATGCTGCGCCGACAATATCCAATGCGCGCATTCCGCGTGTGGATACGTTATGAATATCAAGGGAATGACGCGCCAAATCTTTCAGCGACATACCACGAAATTCATTCTGTCCATCATCTTTCTCAATTCCGGCACGGATTTGAATTGCCTTTACTGCGCCTTCACGGAACTTATCAGCAACATCTGCACCGATAATTACGTTGGAGCCGATTGGCTTGGATTCAGCACCGATGGCATCAAGCAATTTCTGCCTTGACGCTTCAACTGTAACGTCCATGTCCTGCAAACAAGCATTCATCACATCAACGTGAGACTCATGCTTTGCGAACACTTCACGGATTGAATCACAGCGTTCCTTTTCGGCTTTCAATGCGTCGGCTGTTGCCTTGGCAGCGATTGCCTTTACGTCCACTGTTTTATCAGTGGCCTTGTCTTCATTATCAGACATATTATCACCTCTTTCTTGGGATTTCCGGCCACTGACCGGGGTTTCTTCTGCTTTCGCAGAAACTTTAAGAGTCGCTTTCAATGACTCTGGTAAATTGTTAAACTTTGACATATCGAAACTGGCGTTAATATCAACGGCATCAGTGATTTCATCGGCAAAGCCAGCGTCAACAGCCTCTTGCGCCGTGAACCAAGTCTCCTCAGACATAATTGCACTGATTTCTCCCGCTGTTTTGCCTGTCTTTTTCACATAAGATGACACAAGCCCTTCTTTGAACTTGTCCAGAACATCAGCAAGTTTGCGTAGCTCCTCAGCATTGCCATAAGCGCCTGATAATGGGTCGTGAACCATAAACACTGCATTCTCAGCAATGCCAACATGATCGCCTGCCATTGCAATAACTGACCCCATAGACAATGCAACACCTTCAATAGACACGTTGACCGTTGCGCTGTGCTTTTTTAAGGCATTGTATATTGCGTTGCCCTCTGAAACCGAACCACCGGGAGAATTAAGAGAAACATTAATTGTCTCAATTTTCCCTAACGCCTTTAAGTCTTCTGTGAATTGCTTGGCTGTTACACCAAAATATCCAATCTCATCAAAAATTGAAACCTCGGCAGTCTTATCGCCCTTTGCTTTAATCTCATACCATTTACTCATAAAATCTCCTTTTATGGTAATAGCCCAGCGGCTTTATCTTTCTGCATTTCGCTGGCTATTTGTTTACGGACATCGTGCGGGTTTCCACCGCGACCTCTGATTATTTCTGAACGACTTGCAACACGCATATCCAAATCGGTCTTGTTAGCATTGGCTTCCTTAACAGGGTCAATCACTGGCATTGGTGGCCTGCTGAATGTAACATCATCAAGTGTGCTTACATCAACATCGCTGGGTGCGTCAACCAAGCCAGCAGTCATTGCCATTAGTGCAAACCGCTCCCATACTGGCCGCTCGGAACGCTCCTTAAAATAATGCCATATAACGCCGTAGCGACCATACTGCTCTACGTTTTCCTGCCTGCGTGATGAATATGACCCATCATAGTTCTTACTCATGCTTGAGAAGGAAACACCAATACCAGCAGCAGCAGCCCTTAGCTGTCCATCTCGGAATGGAACGACATTAGGATTTGGCCTGTTTGAATCTATTGTACCTATTTCCTCACCAGCATTTAATGAGTCGAATACCATGCCAGGCTCGAACGTCATCTGCCTATTGGTCGTGGCGTTCACGAACATATCCGGAGTACCCTTTTTAATGTAACCGGACATAGACGCTGCTATCTTCGCTGCAACACGTTCGTAATCTTCGATGTCCTTAATATCATTCATTCGGTTCATTACAGATGCAAGTGCAGAAACGCCGCGTGTCTGGCCGATACGATCAATCAGCTTGATATGGCCAAGCTTATCAGCAGATACAACCTTGATAGCCGACGAAGATACGGAAAGGCTGTTCATCAAATCACCGGGATGCTGTTTATATAAGTGATAGGCTACCGGCTTACCCCAAGCATTCTTTTTGACACCTTGAACAATACCGTTCGCAAAGTTGCTGAATATGAACGGCAGATAATCAGGCTCCAGAATCTCAAGAGAGAAAGGAACTTTTGTGCCATGCTCCAAAAATGGGACATTGCCTGACAAATACTGCTGCAACACTTCGCCATCGCGAATTAAAGTGCGTAACTTCAATCTTTGTGCAGAATAATAATCCACCTCTCCGGTTACTTCCGGATTCCTTATCCAATCCTTCCATAGCTCCACAAGCTGCTCATTCACATCATCTGCAAACTCACCAGACACCAGCTTAACCTGCGGCTCAGGGCGGATACCTGTTCCTATCACATTATCCTCAAGGGCATTCAATGCCCCGTGAATCAGGTCATTGTTGCGATCAAGGTCACGTGCTTTTATGCGTATGTTATACGCCGACCACGACATTACAGCGTCGCCACTGCCTTTGTCTTTTACCGCTGGATGTAGCCTATCAGACTGCGCGGCTTCATAAGCCCTTATCTCTGCCCTTGAACGCGCACGCTTAGCAGCCCACTGTGGCGATATAACCTTAATCCCATTTTCAATGATGCTCATTTGAACTCCGCTAATGAATAGGAAATAGTAGGCAATGACGCAGCATCATTGGTGAGTGATGTAACAATTCCACTCCAATAATTAATCTGCTTTCTTACCTCCGCCGCGTCTGCACGTTTCATCCTGCGCCCTGAAATCCAATATTCTTGTCCAGTGGCAATAGCTTTGGATGCGTCAAGCCACGCGGTTAGCTGCGTCTGTGCTTCTGATAATGTAATCGTTGACATCCAGACTCCTTAAAACCACGCCTTACCACCCGTGAACGGGTTAGCCTGCGTTTGTGGTATATGTTTGACTTCTTTTTCAGGCTCAATACATGCCTGTACTTCTAAATGTATCCCCATATCCTGCTGTAGAATCCTGATTGCAGCCAAGGCATAGACAGCGCAATCCCATGCTTCGTTGCGAACGCCGTTTTTGCATACCCATTGAAATGATGGGCGGCCTTTGGTATAAACCTTCTTCCGTGATTCGGCAGAAAACTGGGCAAAGTAATCATGTGAACACCAGTCCTTGACAGGGAAGTGCAAATATCCAGCCCCCGGTTCAAACTGAATGCTCCTGAAATACAATAAATCCTTCGCCGTATCTGTGCCGATAAATGTCAAATAAACACCATCTTTGCTGCGTTTCCTTGGAAATGTTGCGACTGGCTTACCGCTAACATTTGAACCCTTAATCGGGACGGCAAACCTCAACCCAGCCAACTTGGAGAAGTTATAAACCTCAGACGTAAAGTGGCCACCTGAATCTATGCAAGCCATCTTCACATCCATTATTGTACCATCAGACTTCTTATACCTGCGCCTGAATTGTGCAGCCAATGAAGTCCAGAATGATGTCGTAGTCAAATCACCAAAAACAGACTTGTGATCTATCAGCCAGCTTTCTTCTTCCTCACCCCATCCCCATACTGAATATTCAATACGGTCATCTTGGCAATCAGCGCCAATGGTTAGAACATTAACCTTATCAGGTACTTCTGCTTCATAATATTCACGCCTTTTATAAAGCTGCTCAGCATCAGTATGCTTGCCTTCATCTTCTTCCCAAGGCTCCCCAAGCGTAAGGTTCACAAAACCTTTCAACTTTGCCGGGTCGCCAGAAGCCTTCACAAAGTCAGATACAATCTGACTCCACTCAGTCATCGGGCTATACGCTGTCCATATATGGAACGCTATTGATGAAGGTGCTGAAATAATCTCATCATCTGAATTATGAAACAGGTTATCCCCGTCTATCCATTTCCCATCTGTAGTCATCCACCGGCCTGACCCCCAAACTTTCAGATAATCGTCCTGCTTGAACATTGCATGGCAGTTTATGCATAGATATTCAACACTTTCAGGGTCGCCATCCATCCATTTGAACCCATGCTTTGCATCCTTACCGCCCCATTCAAGCGGCTGCTCATGGCTACAATGAGGACACGGTATGTAAAACTTAAAATACATATCAGCAGATTCGGCCTGTGCGCCGATCATTGATGACACCTTTAGCTTTGGCGTTGAACCCATAACCATTTTTGGAAATGTAGCCCCCTCAATACGCTTTGCCGCTAACGAAACTGGTGACCCCTCTTTCTCAATGTCACCATCAAAGCCATCAAGCTCATCAAGGTAAACAACATCAGGGGAAATTCGGCGGTAATTCTTAGCTGCCTTGCCGCCACGCAGATGCAGAGTGGAGCCAATAAACATTTTCTGTTCAAGCGTGTTGTTCTTATGCTTCTTATCAAACCACGGGAATATCGACCTTATTGCCGGGACATCCCTTATCATGGTATCAATCTCAGTCTTTACAAACTCGGTAATATCTCCATCCACCGGCTGCCAAATAGCCTGGTTGCGCCGCTTGTGGTGGGCAAAGTAGCCAATAGCTGCAAGCATCATTTTAGTCGACCCTACGCGAGCAGACTTTATGAACGAAACTTCGCGTATATCATCATTAGAAATGCTATCCATGATAGCTACCTGAAACGGGAATGCTTCCCATTTACCTTCGACATATGATGACTCAGCAGATAAATAAAAGTGCTTCTCAGCCCATTGTGATAACCGTAATGGTATCGGCCTCCTTAATGAATTGAGTCCCTTCTTAATATCACGCTCAAGGACAAATCGTGCCTCACGACTGATTTTCATATTCGTCGAAGTCTACCTTTATATCAGCCGCAATATTCTGACACTTGGCAATCTCACCCCTGATAATATCAACTTCTGCCGCGCCAAGCTTTGCCATGCGCCTCTTTAACTTGACCGGAATAGACTCAAGTACGGCTGAAATCTGTGCGCCAATATTACCTAGCGTCCATGACATCAATTCAATAGGAATCAACTCGCGGCGTAACTGTGCGTTCTTCAATTCAAGATTGTCCGCGCGCTCTTTTGTCTCACGGGCACGCTCAGCATCCCAATCTATTTCACCGGCAGACTTCTGCACTTCCGGCTCCATAAGTTTGAATGAAAGTAAGTCCTCAGAATTGAATACCCGATTGCGCCCATCAACACGAATAGGAAGGATTCCTTTAGCTGTAATGTACTTCTCAATAGTTGGCCGACTTCTTCCTGTTAAGGATTCAACTTGCAGCACACTGATTTCCTTCATCGTATAATATCTCCGAACCTTCCACGGTTTACGCTTGGTGATCCCTTGGCCGACCAGCCAGAAGTCTTTAACGCCTTCACAAAGGATTGATTAAATAACCTTGTGCTATGTTTTTTGAACTGTCTCTCCCCAATCTTGAAAAAATGAAACCGCTTGTTGTACTTTGCCGTATTTACGAGTATCAGAAATGGCCGCGCCTTTTTGTTGTCAGCATTTTTTGTCTTCTCATAAATGATGTTACGATGCTTGCCACGGCCCCTGAAAAACTTTCCGTCTTTCGATTTCAGACTTGAGATAGCTTTGCTGTATGCTGCACCTGTAACATTTCCATACCTGTTGCGCTTATAATCAAACGCCGGAATAGCCATCCCCTTATGGCCAATTACAGATGTAAGGGCTTTCTCGTTGCGCTTGCGCCTGCGCCTTCCGCCCATGACCTCAGCGTATAGCCACTGAACAGGTGAATTGCCCTTGCCAATATTATCCTTAACAATTACCTCTGTACTTAAATCTTGCTTCGTGGCACGCTTCGATACTATGACGGCGTTCCGAGTTGCAGGGACAGGATTTTCAAATACGCGGCCTATCTTTCGCTTCTCCTCGGCTGCGATAACCTTTCCCGTCTCGTTTAATGAGCGGGATACAATGAACGGGATTTGACGCTGTATATTACGCAATGACTTTACAATATCATCAGCGTTCGACGTTATATTCATGCGCGAGGCTCCCTGACCGTTGTATTGC